ATAAGATGGTACCCCTTACCTCCCATACTGAGACGCGATCATTCAGTGTTAGATGATGCAATTAGAACTGTAGCTGGTAACGAATGGGATATCGTTACTATCTACAACATCATCCCTTGGACCTGGTTGGCAGACTACTTTACGAATTTAGGTGATTTAATTCAGCTAAACCGTAATACTGTAGAATGCTATCATGAACCTGTTAGGATCATAACCCATGTCCTCACTGAAACCATCTGTGCTCCTTGGACTAACGGGGTTGTAACTATGACCCCTATTAAGAATTCCTTGGAGGAAACATCACGGATGATTGCGGTGCCCACACTTAGTGCCCGTCAGCAATTCCTTACGGAAAAGCAGACGTCGATAATTAGCTCACTGGCGGTTCTTAAGGGGCCCAAGTTGGGCCGAATCCTCTAAGAGCTCGTCTTGAGCTAGAAAGTAGCATACTATGTTCGCAGATACCCTTACCGGCACCATCAATTCCGTTGCGAATGTGATGGTCCGTGTCAATCAGGATGGATACTCTTCCGAGTACCGCCTGAAAGAGACGGATGGTGAATTTCGTCTGCGCCTGCGCAACTCGTCCTATGTGGACAAGACCCGTGGAGGCCAGGTGGTGAATCGACATAACGTCGAGCTCATCCACACGGTCTACGCGGTCGCGCCGGCCACCTTCCCTTACATCCGTAAGACCTACGCGGTCTTCGAAGATGATAGGGGCGACACCATCGCCACTTGTGCGAAGGAAGTCGTTGGTACCCTGGCCCTCCTTACGGAGGCCAATGTCACGAAACTCGAGAACTGGGAGTCGTAAGACTACCCAGAACCTAGGACTAGCGCCCTAGGTCTCGTGGTTAAGGTATACTATCTGCGGTTTGGATTCACCACCCACAAGGAGTGAGATGATGAAAAGCCATTCTGATAGTCTGCTACAAATCGCATTGGACATCCTTACGGATGTTTCAATGGCCTACCCCGAACTAAGGGGTGTGGATCGTGATAAAGCGAGACTCACCCTTTTAGTCGAAAGTAGAGGTCTAGGTGTTTTCACCCTAGATCTCCCATCTCGCGAGTCGGCCTTACTAGCCGGTCTCGAGAGTGGCCTCCTTTGTTCTGAGGGTACACTTGTGTACTCAAAGAAGTATAGGGTGCCGCGATTATTCGCGGGACTCTATATGAGGATATTCGACCGTCAGTTACGTCTAAGGGTCGAC